TAATTCAGATTCGTTATATCTATCTGCTTCAATAATTCTGTTATCTCCAGAATTACTTCCATCTCTAAAATAAAGACCAACTTTATAAGCGTTATAAGTATTTAATAACGTATCTCCTACTGCATAACCTTCATAATCAGGATCAGCTCCTATCGTTCCATGAGAAAACAAAGCAAGTGCTTTTAATTGCTGGTATCTACCAAGGCTGACAAATTGTGACCATAACAATTGACTATTAACTCTTAAACCACCAAAACCACTTTGTTCTAATGAATTAGCAAAAATTAAAGGAATTGAATCACCTATATTTGCTAACTCTTGTACTGAATTAAAAGAAGCCTGTGGAGCAAATCTTGTATTACCAATTGCATCAGCAGTTCTTCTAGAACCACCCTGCTTTAATGCTTTTGGTTTAGGGGTTAACAGGTATGAAACAGTTGCAGCAGCTACAGCTATTCCAACTTGAATTAAAAGAGCTTTTCCTGCTTCTGTTGCAAAATAAGCTGTTATAGCATCAGCTCTAATATCAGGAATTAACTCATATCCTTTTGGTCTTTGTCCGTTATACGCAGCAACCGTATCTTGAAAATACCAATACTCATCTTCACATAAACCTAAAAGCTTACATAGTTCTACTTCTGCTGGTAATAGCAGCCTTCTACCATGAGGTTGTTTTGAGGACACCAAATCACCACCTGGCCTCCTAATGTTTTTTGGTAACTCAGCCATCCTTCCTCGTAAAACGCAGCCATGCCATAACCATCATCTGATTTGCATAAACCAATTGTTCCTAGTTTAGGGGGTGATTCAACTCCCCACCTATTTAATTCTTCAAAAAACACGCTGTAATCTTTTTTTCTTAACCTTCGATACCAATCACGCTCTCCTTTAGGAACACTAAAACCATAATTTCCTAACACCGTACGAACCAAAGATAAGCAATCACCAGCCTTATGTTTTTCAGGATCTGCACCTAAACGATAAGGCAACCCAATTAGTTGATGTGGCTTCATCTGTTTTGAAGCGATCCAGTAATAGGTAAAGCTCCAACCATGTCTCTTGTTAATACTTTATCTGGAGCGTTTGCACCAACAGCATCAATAGCACTACTAAGGATTAATTCGATACTTGATGGGTCATAACTCATAGAAGAAGCCAACCAATTTTCTTCTGTTAAAATTCTGCTTTTTTCAAATGCTTCAGTCATTAAATAAGTTTCTACCTTTACATGATATTTATTTAATACAATTTGTTGTGAATAATTCATACTTAACTCACTATTAGCAAGCAACAAAGATGAAGTCATATTGTCTCCAGACCTATTGCGAGTAGCACCTTGATAGATAAACGAAAGGTATTGAAAATTATCAATGTTAGGAGATTGTCTTCCGTTTTGAAACTTGTCAGGTATATTTGCTACTGATCCATTTGGATTAGTAATAGTAATAAAATTAGTTAAAGCAACAAGACTCATAATCCTAAAGTAGATCTTCTACTGCGTGAATTTTGTAAACTAGATAATGTTCTAGTTTCACCAGCTCTTGCACCTCTAGCAGTAGCAGTTGCAATAATTTCACCAATAGCAGACTTAGGAACAAACTCTTCAGAGTTGAAGTTAAGAATAGGCCCAGAGTAAGAAACTGTTGTAGAACTTCCACCGCCTCCACCTGCATAAGACGAACCACCTCCAGCAACTACAGAATCGCCTCTAGCACCTGCTGAGTAGCGTTGCATACTTGAAGCCATCTTTGATGCAGGAATTACATATTCGTTTTCTCCAGCCTCTCCTACAAGCCCTACGGTTGGGCTAGTTACATATCCTCCTGAAGCGTATTTTATAAATGATTTTCCTGAAAACGCTTGCTTTGTGCTAATACTTGTTCCTGTATTCCCAACAACATTGCCATAAGAACCTCCTCCAAAAGAACTAGCAAACATACTTAATATTCCTTTTTGCAATTGATTTGCTGCCATTTGTGCTGCCATATCTAAGAAATGATCTGCAATACGATTAAACATATTTGCAAATGCTTGTTGAACACTCATCGTTCCACTAATTATTCCTTTAAATGATGTGCTAAATGCTTCACTAATTGCTTTTGCTCCTTCAACTATTTGGAACTGAGGATCATTTAATTTTCTTAATTCTCTATTGACTTTTTCTAAACCTGTAACAATAGATCTTGAATTTGCTTCTGCTGCTAATTGAAGCTTTTTAAATTGCTCTTGTGCTTCTTTTAAACCATCGATAGTTTCTTGAATCCGTTCATCTTCTTCGTTTAAAGTTTGAGTTTGTCTTCGTCTTAATCCAGGTCTAAGTTTTTGTCCATCGGGATCACCTACAGCAAAACTTTCTGTTACTTTTTGTCTTTGTTTTTCTAATTGAGTTTTTAAAACTTGATCTATTGTTTTTTCTACACCTAATGTTCTTAAAGCCAATGTATATCTTAATTCTTCTTCTAAAGACAAGTCTTTATTAATAGCTTTAATAGCTGCCATCGCTGACTCAACTTCAGTTGCTTGAGCTACAGCAGTAAAAGCACCATAATCTCCTCCAAATGCTTGAGCAAATAAAGCACCTTGTTTTCCAAATCGTTTAAATTGTTCTGCTACTTGAACAGCTTCTTGTTTTGTAATTCCTAAACTTTTTCCTAATTTAATTATTTCTCTTGCGTTAAATCCTGCATTAAATCCCATTGCTTTCATATCTACATTCAAATCTTTAATTGATTTTCTGAAATCTATAGTTTCTTGAATTCTTTGAGCCATTGCTGTACCAGCAATAGACAAACCAAATCCAAGTCCTCCTCCTAACGCACCACCAGCAGCACCACCAATTCCTCCAAAAAGAGAAGCTAAAGGACTTTGACCAAACAAAGCAGGGAATCCACCACCAATCATTCCGCTAGTTATTGCTCCACCAATTCTTCCTTGAGCACCTTTTCTACTTGCAAACATTCCTTGAGGATTGGCAAAGCTTCCTATTCCAAGACGATTTCTTTGTCTTTGGAAACCAGAACGAAGGGTATTAGGTAATTGTTGTGGCCCATATTGAGCAGCAGTAAATCCTGTTCCTGAAGTAACTGGCCCAAGACCAGGAATAGGAGGTTGGTAAGCAGTAGGCCCAAATAAAGATTGAGATGAAAGAATTGAATTAGATTTTTTACTTTCAGCAGCAGTTTTGGCTTGATTAGCATCAATACTTTTAAGTCGTTTAATTTCTTGTCCTGCTCTTTTTGATCCTGGCCCTGCAATAGCTGTTGTTACTAATCTGTCTTCTCTATGACGAGCAGCCATTTCATTGATCCTTCTATTTCTTCTCCGTACTTGTTCTTCTGCTGGTGTCCCAACTTGCCTCATTCCAAAAGGTCTATTTCTATTAGAAATTCCTTTTCTGTTAAACATTGCTCCGCTAGGAGCATTAAGTGAAGTATTTAACCTGATAGAAGCTTCTCTAGTTAATTCAATTTGAAGCTCTAAGTCTTTATATCCATCAATAGCTAGAGCTGCTGAATTTGTAGCGGCCTGACCTATTCCTCCTAAACCTTTAGTTAAATTAACAATTCCTTTAACAGCTACTTCTCCTAGCTTGTTTCCAAAAGCCATATAAGCTACGGCTGCTGCACCTGCCAATTGTGGTTGAGCAGCAATTAATGATCCAAGAGCCGTTAACTTGCCACTTAAAATACCTGTTTTAACTGCAGCAGCTTCAACGCCTTTATTAAATGGATTTAAAGCACTAAAAGCAACTTGTTTTATATTTTTTAATTGATTAACTACACTATTTGCACCTACTCCAAGCCCTAAAGCTCCTACTGCTAAAGCTCTTCTTCCTCCACCCGTTGATACTAAGGTACTTCTTAACTTTGCAAAACCACTCATACTTTTATTAGCTTCATTTATTTCTTTTCTTGCCGCAGATGCTCCTCTACTTATATTTTCAAAACCCTTAGACCTTGCAAGATTATCAACACTTAAAGTTAATTTATCTAAACTACGAAGCAAGGTTTCGTTTGTTTTATTTATTTTATTTAATTGCTTATCTAACTTAGTTAACGCATTAAGATTCTTGACGGCAATTTGTATCTGAGCTTCTGCCGATGCCACAACTTTTTCCCTAACTCATTCCATATTACCTACGTCTTCGAGCTTTTTGCATTTCTTTCTCTTGATCTTCGTTTAACACTTGGAAATAAGCTGACCATCCAATAATCTCTTCTACTGTCATTTGCCTTATTTCAGTTAAAGATTTACCTAGCTCTTTAGCAATCCCAAACTGAAGCATTAATAAATTATCTTTTCTTATCTCTTCGCTTAGTCTTTTGGGTCTAAAGCATCCTCATCATCTGTTAAAACTGCCAACATTAACTTCTGTAAATCAGCATCCTTTACCTCATTCTTTAAAACATCTATCTCTCCTGCTTGAAATAATCTTGTTCCATTTTCGTCTTGTGCCTTAGAAATTAATAATCTTAAAGCAAACTCATTTGCATCATCATTTTTAGCTCCTCTTTGTGCTCTTTCTCTTTCTGCCATCGTTAGTGGTGCGACCCACATCTCAAAAATAGATCCATCAGAAAGTTCTACTTCTTTTTTTGTAGCTTCTAAATTTGCTGCTTTCTTTAAACGATCTATCGCTCGTAATGTTGATCTTGCAGATCTAGGACTTGTTGACATAGTAAAAAATTATATGAAATTATTCTAGCGTAATAAACAATAAAAAACCCTGCTAAAGAGCAGGGTTCTTAGAACATTCCAGTTCCGTAACTATTATGAACGGCTAAAGTCGAATGTTGGAACACCAGCAGGACGGAAAGCAACTGTTACTGCTTGTGCATCATCAGGAGTAACACCTAAAGAAGCAGAAGTTAATGTTGCGTCAAAGCTAATAAAACGACTAAGAGTGTCACTTACAGTTCCACCACTAAATACACGGTCTGTATAAAGCTTGAACGCTGCACCAACTTGTTGACGTTGAAGAACATCTTCAATCATGCGGTTAGAAAGAGAAGCATCTTCGTTTGTCATGTAAGCAGTTGCACTACCTGAACCATCACCAAATCCAGCAATGTACTTTCTAAATGGAACGTACTGACCAGGATCACCACCAATTGTAGTTACATCAATTTCAGCTCTTTCAATTTCAAAAGACCACTCACTGACTTGACTAACTGATTCAAAAGCAGAATAAGCAACTTGAAACTCATTAGGAGCTGCTGCTGTTCCAACGTCAGTTAGGTTTACAGCAGAGCCACCAGCACTTGCAGATACAATTAATGCTCCTGTTGCTGCTGTGTAAGTAATAACAAAATAAACTGTTCCAGCAGCTAGTCCAGCAGGTAAAGTTCCTGTTCCTGTTCCACCTGTAGAAGAATCAATCACACTAAACTTAACTGGATCTCCAACTTTGAGATTCAAATAAGTTTCAACAACCATTGTCTCAGTACCGATGGTTACATCACCAGTACCAAAGGTTCCTGTTGTTCCTGCTGGTTTGTAGTAGAGAGCACCTGATGTGCCAGATAAACATGTAACGGCCATGAGGCTGCTGGTAAATTTATATATAGATTAGCGTGTTATTACTTAACTTAAAACTGTTGCGACAAACGAAGTGTCAATCGTACTCATAAACATAGGTGGATTTTCTGTACTAGAAAAGCTTGGGCCTTCTATTGCACCAACCTTTAAATAAGTTCCTGTAGTGCCTTTTGTCCCATTATTTAAAGTTTCTAATACATCAACAGCAGTATTTACTAACACTTGATTTCTGGCTGGCCCTTTTCCTTTTTCAGTAAAAATTCTAATAATTATTGCTCCTTGAGCGTTATCAACACTAGAACTTAATGTAGGTTAATTTGTAATTCCAAAAGTTACATTTAACCTTATATATTCAGTCGTCGTATTAGCTGGTACAGCCGTAATATTATCGAAAAATATAGGAACCGCAGGACTTAACGCTCCAAAAGCAGTTAACAATGGGTTTTCTACTTGTGCTCGAATAGATTGGTAATTCATTTCTTAAATCCAGCTCTAACACCTTCAACAATAGCTTTTTTCATTGCACCACCTTTTAAATAAGTTCTATACCAATCTTTTTCGGCTGTACTTGTAGCTTCTCCTTCTCCACCAGTTACGTTACCTCTTTTTCCAGGGCTAGGTCTGCTACCTGTTGCTACTACTTTTCCAATAGGGAAGTTACCTTTCTTATCTCCTCTAAATACACCTTCTTCTAGATCTAAAGCGTATGGTGCGTAAGGTTGCCTATTTTCAATTCTAAATTTTGTAACCCTTCTCATTTCAGCAAGGTTCGTTGATAATTTTGGAACATCATCAATCGTATAAGGATATTCACCACCAGTAGAACCAGAAGCACCTTTTCCAGCAGGAATAGCCATCCAACTATTCTTAAAATCTCCAGACCACTCTGGCCCTTTTTCTGCTAAATCATTCATTACCCTTACAGTTGCTTCTCTAGCTACTTCATTTACTTGTTCTAATAAAACACGACTCATTTTTTTGAGTTCTTGTCCTCTAGTTGCCATTACTGTGGCCTCACTATCAATGTATGGAATATAGGCTTATCTCCTCTTGCTGTTTGAATCCTGATAATTTTTGCTTCTCTAGTAGCTCCTGCTTGTGGATATTGAATCCGATCTGCTTCTGTTGGATAATAATCTCCTAATTCATTCGATCCAATAACAATCTTTAAGTCAGTTGTTTGATATAACCCTTCGTCTTCACTTGAATTTATTTCTGTAATTACTCCTTTTACACTTACATTTGTATCCGAACCAGTAACATCTCCTGTTGTTGGGTTGTATGTTCTTGGAGTTGTGGTTTTAACAAAAGTTAATGTTTGACCCCAAGTACTAAGAATACTTGCAGGTACATTTCCAAATACATCATCAATTTTTGCCATGATTAACCTCTAGTTACCCGAACTTGATAGCCGCCAGCTCCACCAAGACAATAAGCACCAAGATAGGACTGAAGCCAAGGATAAACGTCAAAAACATTGTTTACGTTGCCAGTAGCAAGACTAGCTTCGTTGTATTTCACCTTTAGTTCACCAAGTTCTACTTCTTTTGCAACGCCTTCTGTGCCACTATTCCCAGTCATTGCATCTGTATCATTAGCTAATGCTCTTGCTAATTCATATTGTGCATACTTAATTTTTGCAGGAATTAATGTACAAGCAAGCTCAACATCATCTACTTCAAAGTTATTTCTAGGCCATTTTAATGCTTGGCCTTGATCACATCTATCACCATAAAAATTCAAACTATCGATCCAACGAGTAGCAGAGATTAATGCACGATTCTTTTGATCATCTGTTTTATTTGACCACGTTGAATCATCAGGAGAAGTTTCAAAATAACTATTGGCATCTGCCAAAGTTGCATAGCTATTAGAACTTTCACCTTTCAAAGTGGCATGAATAGTAGCGGCCACGTTTACTTCTCAAACATTGTTTACATTCTAGCGTCATACAAAAGCCCCACTCGAAAGTGAGGCTTTTTTAGTATTTAAACTCTTTTAGAACCGTCATCCCACAGAAAATTCCGTCAGCCCGATACTACTCAAAAGAGGTCAGTCAGCACCAAATAAAATTGGTGACGGTTTACATTTGTTTTACCAAATACACCCGTAAATTTTCGGGTTGAAAGATGTTAGTTAAAACATCTTCGGGTCATTCAAGCCCATCCCAAAAGAGTTCACTAACAACTATATATCAAATAGTAGTTGTGTCTAGAGGTGTGTTAACTGTGATCTGAACAGCAGGAACCAAATCAACATCGTAAGTAGCTGCCCACTTATTAGCAGTAGCTAAATGTGCAT